AACTGCTGCCATATGCGAACGTCACAAAGACGTGGCTTGTGAACTTATCCGTGGGCGCGTTGGCAATCGGTTTGTTTCAAGACAATTGGCTTGGAATACCGGCAGGACTTTTATGTTTCCTCCTGGCTTTGTGTTTGGTTTATCTCGAAGAGAGGTACTTGAAATGAATGTATGGATTGCAACAATGATTCTGGCCTTGGTTGTGTTCTGCGTGATGGCTGGATCAATTCTCTACTTTGCACACAAAGGCTAACTAGCTGTTAGAAATTTTCGAATAACTCAAAAGCTCGCTTCGGCGGGCTTTTTTGTTGCCCTCAACTATTAAGAAAAACTTGATAGTTCAGACCATCTTCATAAGCTCCTCGGGCTTTTACCAATAACTGTTAGTTCCAGTCAGCGCTCAGGGAGCTTCTGAATGTGGTCTTTTTTACATGGTTTTATTGGAGAGAAAAATGATCTTATTACCGGACGAGCAAAAACAAATTTTTGACGAAGTTGTTGATGACATCTTGACGGAAAGGGGTTCAGCAACCTGTCTCACTGATGCTCTTGCGTATGCAGAGCGTGCTGTTGTATCTGCCCTGCTCAATGGCAAGAAGGAGATAACACTTGATCTCGGTCACATTGTTTCCACTGCAGAGGCCCAGAAAGAAGTCAAGGCTCTTTTTAAAGAGTATGCGTTGAATTCGATCGGTGATCTGGCAATGGAAGCGATTGATAAAGACATCTACCCGGACGTTAAAAATTAAAAGTTTCTCTCCTCTGCCCCGCCAGTTTTCCTCCTTGAGCTGGCGGTTTTTTACAGTTTTGAACCTGCGAAAGGGAAATTTTTGCCCGGACTCCGTCCCCTCGTTTATCGATTGAGAGGTACTTCAAGCGGGAATAATCAGTAATTGGGCAAAGGTCTGGGTTTGAGATCGCATATAGAGATTACTGATCGCAGGTTCACCCCAATCTCGAGGTTGTCATGAATAAAAAATTTGATGATCTGTTAGAGGACGATCTCGCATGTTTCCTCTGCGCTCTGATCGCCTTCGTCCTGTTTTTCGGCACGTTGACCTTAGTCCTCGGCGCCGATGCCTTTCAGCGGTGGCTGCTATGCATGTAACTCCGAGAACATGCCCCGGGCCAGGAGATCTCTGGCAAATGAGCTGGCAGGAAGAAAAACGGCAAGCTGAATATGAACGGCTCCTCGAAAAGTTCTTTGAAGAGTACATCCCGCGCTATTGCGATGAGCACATCAACGAGCTGGCCGAGAACGGTGAGGATGAACGACATCCTGAAATTGAGCCTTTGTTTGATGAGTATCTGAAGGAAAACGAATGGCATTAAAACTCACTGAGAAAGAGAGAAAGCGCCTCTACTACCTTGAGCACATAGAAGAAATCAACAAGAAGAGCAGAGAGTATTACGCAACAAAAGTAAAACCGAAGAGACAGAAAAAGGGAGCCTTACCGCAGGGGTCTCAAGGTCCCTTCGCTGCCTTATTTATTGGAGTAGAAAATGACTAACGAACAAAGAACTGCATGGTTAGAAGGTAGGCGCACAGGTATCGGCGGCTCCGATGTGGCAGCCGTCCTCGGGCTGAATCCTTGGAAGACTCCGCTGGATGTTTGGAATGACAAACTCGGACTTTCTGAAGACAAGGGAATGTCCGAGCCTGCTTACTGGGGAACCGTTCTCGAAGATACGGTCGCAAAAGAATTTCAGCTGCGCACCGGCAAGAGAGTTCAAAATGTTTCTCACCAGTTCGCTGATCCGGAAACTCCTTGGGCGATTGCAAACATCGACCGAGCGATTATCAATCCTGAGATTGCGGGAAAAGTTCGGCCGCTACTGAAGGTTGAAGAAATTGAGAAGTATGCCGACATCACGGGCGTCGAGCGCATTATTAACACGGATGTCGCTTTTGAGGCTAAGACGGCAAACGCTTTTACCGCTGACCTTTGGGGCCCGAGCCAGGAGCTCGAGATTAAACAAAACAATCTGAGAACAGAGCACGTAATTCCGCTTTACTACGAAACTCAGATTCAGTGGTACTGCGGCATTCTTAAGCTCAAAGGAATGTATCTCGCGGTTCTAATCGGAGGATCTGATTTCCGGATGTACTGGGTAGATGCTCGTCCGGACGTGTTTCAAGTGATCAAAGAAAAGTGCTCCCGCTTCTGGAACGAAAACGTTCTGAAAAAGATCCCGCCTGACCCAATAAACATTGACGACGTACTTCAGCTATATGGAAAAAGTAACGGAAAAGCTGTGGAGGCTCAAGGTGAGCTTGCTATTGATTATGGTGAGTATGCACGTATTGCTGGTGAAATTAAGGAACTTAAAAAGCAGCAGGACGCGCTCAAAACCAGAATTGCAATAAGCATGAAGGACAACGAGATTCTCACGCTTGACGGCAAGAAGGTTTTGACGTACAAGACCCAGACATCCAAGCGCTTCGACTCAGACTCTTTCAAACAGGAACACCTGAATGATTACTTTGACTATCTAAAAGAGAGCTCCACTCGCGTCATGCGTGTGTGCGCGTAACCTTTTAGGTTGATGGCTACACAAAATGAGCAGGGTTTCTACTGATAAAAAGAGCGGTTTTGTGTAATATTCGCTTCGAGCACTACAGTACGGTGCAACAAGAAAAGGCTTTCTCGGTTGAGCCGGATCAACCGAGCCAAATTCCCTCCAAGCCTG